CCCTCACCCGCGCATATCAGCACTTCAGTCTCATTGGCGGCAATCGATGCCACCCCGTCGCCCGACACCGTGCCAAGCAATGTTGCGCCGCGATAAAAGCCTGTGCCCGAAAGCGTGAACCTGTCGCCGCTAAAGACGCCATCTTCTTGCAGTGTTGCGCGAATAGGCCCGCTGCCGACCTCTGCGACTTCGACAAGTGCCTTGCGGCTCTGCAATATCACGCCTTGGCTGTTGGATTGCTCCACGAACATGTTGACCAGTTCAAGGCTTGGCAGGTTGCCCCTGTTGCGCTGATAGGCGCTAGTCCCGTAAGGCAACTTCATCAGTAATACTCGCCCACTGGAATATCCCGTGTGCTGCCGATCTTATAGGCAAGCGAACCGCGAAACTGGTTAGCGCGGCGCGTCCACATCGGCCCAAGCTGCGTTCCAAAGCTTTCCGCAAAATACAGGGCCAGCAATGCAGCCAAGCCGTCCTTGCCGCGTGTTGCCAATGGCGCATCGCTGTCCAGCGTCAGGCCGTGGCATATCTCCCAGCGTCCACCCGAAAACACATAATGCAATTCGGCAACGTCGGTTATCACAACGATGGCACTTAGATCGCGTGGCGTCCGTTCTGTGTCTGCTTCGACTTCGATCGTATCAGGAATGCTGATTGTCGCACTATCCGCGATAATCCGCTCATTCTCTTTCGCCGTGTAGTCCGAGGTCGCGTAAACGTCCGTCAGTGCGCTGAACTGCCCATCGGCAAACATGCTGTCGTAAAGCCCTTGCAGGATCGTCAAGCCAGCTTCAGATTCGTTCGCCTTGGGATCGCGGCCCAACGGGATAACCCGCGCCAGTTGAAGCCCCAGCGTTATCACTTCGCGGACAGTCGTCATGTCGTTATCCCCTGCCCATAAGCCCCGCCTGTGACTGTCGAACTTTCCGACCAGTCACCGCCCGTCACTGTTGTTTTTTCATTCCAATCGCCGCCAGTGGCGCTTTGAGCCTCTGCCCAATCACCGCCAAAGATTGCGTTGCGCCCGAATATGCCTGCCACTGCTGACAGCCCCACAAGTGCGCCCGTTGATGTGTGTATGCGTTTGACCGCTGCCGATCCTGTGACCGCAGCGCCCTGTGCAACAAGCGAGCCGCTTGCCGCTAAAATCCGATACCGTAACGAAATGCCCGTAAGCACTGCGCTTTGGCCTTTTAGCTCCGCAGTCGAAGCGTGAACCCGTGTCCGCGCTGCGCTTGCCGCTATGCTTGCGCCTTGCCCTGCTAATGCTCCCGTTGCGGCATGTTGCCGTGTTCGTGCTGCCGATCCTGCCAGCGTTGCGACTTGCCCGGCCAATACGCCAGATGCCGCGTGATTGAGCGCACCCGCCGCCCGTGCCGCCGCGCCTGCAACGCTTGAACCCTGCCCTGCCAGTGCGCCGGTAGACGCATGAGGGATGTTATGCCGTGCCGTTCCCGATATGCTTGCCGACAAGCCACCCAGAACGCCGCTAGAGGCATGAACGCGTGTTCTTGCCGCACTACCCGCTAATGTCGTTCCCTGCCCTACCAGCGTCCCTGTGGCTGCGTGAACGCGTGTCCTTGCGCTTGCGCCTGCTACCGTTGAACTTTGCCCCGTGAGCGCCCCTGTGGAGGCGTGGGGGATGTTATGCCGTGCCGTTCCCGCAATGCTGGAACCTTGGCCAGTAAGCGCACCCGTCGCCGCATGGCTTACAAAGCCTGCAACCCTTGCCGCACTTCCTGCAATCGTTGAGCCTTGGCCAGCCAGAACGCCGCTAGAGGCATGTTTGGCAATATGCGCTGCGCTTCCAATTATCGAAGCACTTTGACCCGTTAATGCACCCGTTGCCGCATGGGTAAGCGGCCCCGTGGGGTTAGCCACAAGGTCATCGTCAAACCAGCCAACGGCCTTTGTGTCAGGATCGAACCACGCAACAGGGACTAGTTGCGGGTCGAATATTCCACTCATTAGCTGACCGAGGCGTAGAGACTAGAAGTGCTTCCCGTAATTGCAGCGGCAGGGTTGGGCAGCGCCGTTGTAAGACCAGTCGTGCTTGTTCCGTAAATTATTGGCGCAGTGTTCGCCAACTGGCCACCAGTTCTCGCTGTGCCGCCCTTGAGCGTTGCGACTGTGGTGGCTGTCATGAAATAGCCAATGTAATATGCGCCGCTGACTTGAACGCGATATGGCGAAGTCATGGCAAGCGTTTTGACGGTGTTGGCAGGCCATGCAGTTGTGGTCTGGTTTGCAGACTGCGCCAGCAAATTACGGTTGCCGTCGTATAGCGCAAAGAAGTAGTTGGTTGGTGTACCTGCGGCGGTCGTCGCACTAGCTAGTGTGATGTTCGAGATCAGCTGACCGGCAGTTAGGTAGATAAGCTGCATCCCAAGAACGCCAGTTGCCGGAGCCGTCGTGTTGACCTCTGGACAAATCTCGCGGGGTATACTTTCCGCAAGCGTTCCACTGATACCAAGGTTTGCAGCGGCAGGCGCTTGGAACGTATATTCCGCAAGCGTGGCCGTGCGGTGAACCCAAGAGCCGTTCTCGTTTAGATTGAGATGCTCATCAGGAAGCAATACGCAGTTTACCAAGTCAACGCTGACCGTGCCGTCGAAATGCTGAACAACCACCGTTGTCGATACAGTCGCGCTGGCGTTGTGGATGTAAATCGCCTTGACGTTGCGCTGTGTGGACGCGCCGGGTGACGCCGTAATGGTCGTGGTCGTCGCGGAAGTAATCGGTGGCGTGTTTGTGCGACCTGGCGTTACCGTTGTGCCGTTAATGTCCACATAAGACACATGCGCGTCAACGTCAGCCGCGCTGCCTGTGACAAGGCGGATAATGTCAGAGGTGCTGGTCAGCAGCAACATTAGGCTGACAACGCCGTATAGGTGAGCGACGAACAGCTAACCGTGTCAGCCGCCGCAATCGTCAAGCCGTTGGTCAAGTTAATGTCGGAGGCCGAAGCCGCAACAGCGCAGTGAATAACCACCGTGCCGCCCGATGTCTCAAGCGTGGCCGTTGCTACAGGTGAAGCGTTGCCAGCTGCGTTCGTGTCGCTGGTGATTGCGTTCGCCGTTGCTGTGCCTGTTGCCGACGCGCCAAATGCCGTCGTGGACAAGGCAAGGTTCGCAACCGACGTGCCGGGAGCGCCAACCGTGCCAGCAAGACGGAAGCGCAAACGTCCCGATGCGCCAATGAGCGCCGTCACAGCGTCGGTGGCAGCGTTACGCGCCGCAGTTGAATGAGTTACAGCCATTATTCATCATCCTCTGGTTCGTCGGCCAATATCGTGCCGATAAGTTCCACCGTTTCGGTTTCACCCGTTGCAGCGCGTTTAATCTCTAATGTGATCGCCAGTTCGCCCGGCTTCCCGCCTAGTTCAATCATGGCGTCCTCCTAAAAATAAAGGGGAGAGACCGAAGCCCCTCCCCAGTTCATGCTTAAAGTGCAGTTGCGCCGACATATCCGGTGAAAACGCCGTGATCCTTCGAGTTGTAAATCAACTTTTCGACGGCGCGCATTTCGTGGATGCCTACGCCCTTGACGAAACCATAATCACGGGTGTCCGTGGTCGATTTGGTCATGGTGGCCCATGCAACGCCCAATGCCTGTGCACCGCACAAGAAGTAAGGCGAAACAAGCGCAGATGCCGCACCAACTGCGCCAAGCGTTGCAATTTCCTGAATCTTGCGGATGACAACGCCATCCCACATCAGGTCGCCATCACGCCACAATGGGTTCGTGTCGCCACGCTCTTGAGCGTTTTGCAGCGAAGTTGCCAAGTCGGTCTTGAGGTCGCGGAATGCACGGGCATCGCAGAACAGAACGAAGTTCTCGCTGTCCTCGCCAACCGATACAGGGCGGATCTTCGGAGTTGCTTGTTCTGCACGAGCCTTGGCCTTGGAAACAACTTCTTTGGTCAACTTCATTGCAGCGGTGACAAGCAGAAGGTCAGCCGAGTGGTCAGTAAAGCCGCCAACCGAACCGTCGCCAAACATAACGCGGTCAGAGTTGGCAACAAGCCATGCGTCCTTGGTAGGCTCCGAAGCCGAGCCGTAAGCAGTGCCGGACTTTGAACCAAGCGCAGTGATGATGTCATTGCGAAGCTTGGCCATTGCCCAAAGCTTGAGCATTTCCTTGCCTGCGTCACGAAGCTGGATGTTCGTGAACTGCTGGTCGTTGTCGGTGACTGCAACAGCGTGACGGATTGTGCCAACGTCAAGCTTGTGGCCGTAGTTGCCAAGAGCTTCTTCGTTGCCTTCCAGCAAGCCGTTTCCGGTTACGCCTGCGCCTGTCAATTCGGTGACAAGCGGAATCGTGATCCCGTCGCCAGCCTTTTTCGTCAGGTCAGAACGTGTCTGAATGATGCTGTTTTCGGT